CACTGTTCTGCAGCAGCACGCAAGTTCAGGCTTGCTACCGTCGTAGCAGAGATTTGTCGCACCCGATGCCTGACGGTAGTCGTAAACGAGGTACAGATTGTCTCTTGTCGATGACGCAAGGTTGGTGAAGCTACCGAAGGTGTACGGTAAGCCGATGCCTGATGTTGGAATCAAACCACCGAAACCTGCAGGTGGGCTTGCAATAGCCGCAAGGAGACTGTTGATGCCTGCTTGCGTATTGGCATAGCTAACATTGGTTCTCAAGAATGAGAACTGTGTTCCCGGCTGCGTCACATACGTGTCCGAGCCAAACCTGTTTCCGGCCATAGTAACGGTAGACCCTCCGCTTGGAATAAATCCACTGCCCTTCAGACCCGTAAAGATGTCGTACTGACTAACCACAGGTGCGATGCCTGAGTTACTGAACGTAACCTGCGTAGAAGATGTAGGCGACGTGTACGTGCCCTGTCCAAAGGAGAACTCGTTGTGGATGAGTTCACCTGCATCAGACGCGCTTGTCAAGCATACCTGAATGACGTTGAGGGTCTCTGCGTCAGGACACTTAACGGTAATAAGCACCGTGCCGTTAGACCCCGCGCCACCGACAGTCAAAATGCCTGTTGTAGGAGTGGGGTTGGGCTTGGGAACAGTAAGCGTGCTGATGGTTGGCGAAGACTGCGACCCTGTAGTATAGGTAACACCGTCGTACTGAAATCTCAGGTCATTAAAGTTGCCCGTGCCTACAAACTGATAGGTGATAACAACGTCTCCCGTGGTAGTACCAAGGTCGTAGGTCGCAGTAGCAGTTACACCGCTATCCACGTTGAATGTTTGTGACGTACCGCAAGGAAGCTCCTTTTTTTCTGAAGGCAGATTCGCGAGGTTGGAACTCAAGACGTACTCACCTGCGTAGGGGTCGTAGGCTCCGAGCTTCTGTTTGTTGAACGACACTTGGAAAAGTTCCCTAAACCATGTGCTCATCCCTTGGTCAGAGATGACGTTGAGCTGTTCGTTCTGCGCACCTGAGCCACGGAGCTGAATGACAACACCGCGCTTGGCATCGGTAAAGAACTTGTCATACCCGTACTCTGCGTAGCTCTCAGGATTGTTGGAGATACCGTACTCTTCGGTACGAGCAATTTGCGTTCCGAGAACTTCAGGGATAGACGTGACATCACCTCCGCCCACAGCATCGGACAGCAAGTTCTTGCCTGCGAGGACATAAGAAATCTTATCCTCTTGCAAGACAAGCACATCGGTTTCGCGACCCGCCATCTTTCTGACGTAACCGAACCGCTGCTCAAGAGGCTTGAAGTTCAAAAGGCCAAGGTTGAACTCATTGGTCTTATTGACGTTGCTCTCTTGGTTGTAGACACCGCTATATGTGATGTCAGCGTATCGTCTAACCTGCTTGTAGTCCTGACCCTGCGTAGCTGTCACCCTGTTGCCAAGGTTAAAGTCCTTACCCACAATAGAGTCGCGCACCTTGTAGCTTTCTACGCCATTACCATAGGTGTAGCAGTTGTAGAATGCTGTGTCAACAATAGCAGACTGCGCTGCAGTTTGGTTTTGAACATTGCCCTCGTGGAATCCGTTGGTGATAGGGTAAGACACTGAGGACTCGAAGAAGATGTCAGGCTGTGCATCAGCAGGCAACGTCTCGAAAACCAACAGGTCAATTGCTCGACGCACCGTGATACGACCTTTGAGGCGTGAAGTCTTATTGTTGTTGCTGCCGCAGCATATCGTGCCACGGAAACCGAGATACTTTCTTCCGCTTGGGTACGTTAGCACGCAAGCACCGAACTCGCTCTGAGCCAAGCCCGAAGGGATGCCAATGGTATCAAGGTCGTTCGGAACGCGCATGTCGTCCTTGCCGTTACCCGTGTCAAAGTTGGCTGAACCTGAACCTGAAATAGTTGAGGGGTCGTTAGGTGAAGATGGTGAGGCTGACCCTGCGTTCTTTACAAGACCAACACCTCCGCCTCCTGTATAGAAGTCCTCATTGATGAGGGCGGTAATAATATCATCGCCTGCGAACCAATCAGCAAGGCTGCTGTAGTTCTGCGTAACAGTAAACTGCAGGTCGTCAATGTCGATTCTTCTTTCCTCACAGACATTACCCGTACCAATCCTATCACCCTGTAGCTTGATGGTTACAATAGAGCCTGCAGGCACATTGTAATCCGAACCCGGCCCTGAGTTACCACCCGAAGGGTTGCCCATAGGGTCGTTGAGAGGCAACAAGATGTATGGTGCTCTATCAGTACCAATGTTAAAGAAGTCCTCCGCCTTGGCCTCCACCATGCCCGTGTCCTTCAAAGACCCCGGTGATGCGTTGAGTGCAAGACCGTCAGTGCTGATAACCATATAGGTTCCCGTCACGCCATCGTTGCCCGGAAGCTCGTCGGCCTGCATGACCTTCTTCTCAAGGACAGTAACATACAGGCACTCATTGACAGGGCCGCTTGTGTCGGCCTTGACAATAAGCCTGTCACCCTCTTCCACCTTACGAGGGTTCTCGCCTTGAAGCAAGATGTAAGCCCTGTTTTGAGTTGAGTCAAGAAAGAAAGTGTTCGAGTAGATGGTATTGTACCCTGCTTCGTCGGGCTTGATGCCAAACTTATACCTAGTAGCCCACGCGGGAGGTTTTTGGCTCGTAGGAATCTCTACCCTAATCTGATTCTTGGTATCGCTTGCAGAGCATGGAACGTGAACAGCGTTGTTGTTGCTTACAAGGGCCGTAGTAGACCTGTTGTACTCGTCCATGTACATGATGCCCACCTCATAGCCTCGGTTGCTGTGAAGGCTTTCTGCTGTCCCTGCAGGAAAGAAGGTCACCTTTGTTGCAGCGGTATCAAATCGGTAGAAAAAGAAAGAGTCGCTTGCGGGCGAAGCAGGATTGTCTGTGTATCTCAGACCGGGAAATACCACTTGGCAGTTATTGCCCGCAGTTTGAGCAAATGAGACAGGCTCAGGTTGAGCGATGGTGGTAGCTGAGGTGATGCCTGTAGTTACCAATGTAAATGAACCCAACTGCTGCTCTCTACCGCAGTTATAGCTGTCTGTAAGTGTTCCTCCATCACATGATGTTGATGCACCGCCCCCGTCGTAAACGGGCAAAATGTTGGTCAAAGTACCAACCTGATTTTGGAAGTTGGCACTGCCCATCCAATCAGCCAATGTGTTATAGTTGGCGTTCAGAATAAAAGTAGCAGTAATAGTTTGGGGCGAACCGCTTGTGCCGGGAGGCACTTGCGAAGGAAATGGCCCCGGCCCCACCTCTTGTGGAGAACCTGACTCTACGTAAATCTGAAACTCAAACTCCATGACGCTGCCCGCCGTAAGCCTGCTGTTGCCCTGACCATCAACACAGAAAGGGGTAAGGTCAATAATCTGCCCGGCATCAGTCACGGTTTGAGACGAACCACCCGTCACGCTTTGTGGAAGGGTGTATGTAACTGCGCCCCCACTAACGTTGGCAGGAGGCAGGTTTTCTTGAGACAGGGTGCTTTCCTTCAGCGTACAGATGTAGTTGAGCTGCGTAGAGTTGCCGCTGCTATCTATAAGGTCATAGCCCTCAAGATAGTTGCCGTACATAAGCCTGTTGCCCATAAGCGTTTGCGCCTGAGCCAACAGGGGTACGTTGTCGTACAACCTTAGAATCTCAGAGTTCGGCAGAATCGTAAAGATTTTGCTGTCGCTGAAGTTGAACGTCAGGTCGTTGTTGTCAGGCAGGCCGAGCTTCGCTTTGTCGAGCTTCTCGATGACCTTAATGGTGCTGTCATTGGCCTCCTTAAACAGGATGTCAATGCCCTTAACAAGGCTGCCACCTGTGTTGTATGTAATGGTAGCGTTGTTGTGCTTGTTAACGAACCCCTCATTGAGGTAGCTCTTGGGCGTAAAGTCAAAAGATTTGGGCGTAAAGACAGGCGTAGAAAACTGCGACGTAGCCGAGTATTCGTTGTCGTCATATCTCCACCTGTAAGCAAAGCAGATAAACCTCTCCTCCATGAACGTAGAAGAGATGTTGCTGTTAAAGCTAGAGTTCACCAAAGGCGATGTAACAGGTGCTCTCTTGATGACGAGAAGCTCGTCAGGTGTGATGGTGTCTACATCACCACTTGTTGGCTCACCGTAAGTGCGCGTAACATTGATGCGCCTTGGTGGGTTGTAATCGTCTGTAAAGAACAGAAGGTCATCAATCAAGCTAACCCCCGTAATAAGATATTTAGGGCTGAAGTTCAACGTGGTTTTGACACCACCACCGTCATCCATGCTGATGACATGGTATGTGGTAACCTGAGTGCTCGTGTTGAACGAGACAATAAGGTCGAGCTTGCCCGTATTGCTTGATGCTGCAAAAGCAGGGTCATGCACGAACCAATAGAGAGTCTCTGTTGAGCCGTCCTCAAGCGCACCGATGCATCGAGCCGATGTGCTCAGGGGTGTGTTTTGGACTTGAAGGGTGGTGAGCTGCGTATTGCCAAGGGTAGTTTCAATGACACCCATCTCATCTTCCTCGGTAGACCCGACTCGGATATTCAACGCATCAGTGTACTCGCCATCGGGAACAAGACGTTCGTCAAGTTCCTTGTTCATCTTACCCTTGGTAAACGTCCTTAAGTCCTTTGCCATTACTTAATCCACTTATCCATTCCACGGAGGTTCATCAACAATCTGCCGGGATGGATATTACTGATTCTGATTTTAGCGTTGCGCAACAGCGCACCCTTTCTTTTGCGTGCTCTGTTGACCACATACTCCTGCACACCCAACTTGCTGTTCAAGATGGCGTACTCGATGTATGCGTAAACAAAGTCTTCAAAGAGCTTGTTGATGTGAACCTTGCTGTCGTCCCCATTCTCCATGCCGTCTGACACGTACTCAAGAACCACAGATGCTCCCGTTCCGATGTTAGAGCTGAAGTTGATTACGCCTGATGCTCGGTCAATGGCAAAGGTCGGATTGGCATTCGCCGTCTCCGTGTTGAGCGCATACCACGCCCCACCGAAAGGAGTCTCAAAGTACCAATGGCCTCCTACGAAGTATCCCTCGAAACCATCGAAGGGGTGACCCGTATTGAGGTAGATGCTTTTCTTACCTCCCGTGATGCGTTGGTAGTCAATCTCTGAGAACTCAGGAGACAGAGCATTGCCGTCCACATCAAACAAGATGCGTTCGTTGTTGTCCTGCAGGTATGACTTGGCGTAGTTGACCTGAATGTTTTCGGTCAGCGGGTACAGGTATCCATTCTTGTACATGGAGATGCGAACCCAATTCACAAAGTCAGATGGCAGGATAAACCTGTATTGGTCTGTGATGGTAAGCTGCAAAACCTTCAGCTCCTTGAAGGCATCGTAGTTAAGCTCCTGAATGGCACGCTTGGCATGAAACAGAACCTTGTATCTCTCTTCGTTGTTGACAAGGCTGTGGTTGCCTGAGTACATCAACATGAAGTTGTTGACAATATCGTACAGGGAAACGTACTGATAGGAACCCCAATTGGCTCCTTCAGGATTTGCTCCCCCGTTCTCGTAATACTGAAACTGATTGATGTACGCCATTATCCTTCTTTTTGTTGCTCCTTGGTTTCTTCACCCGTAGCAAAGCCAAAGACTTCAGGCTCTCTAATCGTAATACCTGCGTACTGAAGAATCTTCATAGTGAGATTGTTCTCCTCATCAAGCGGCACTTCAAAGTCTTGGAAGTCACTCGCTGTTTGATTGAACACAGGCTCACCTCCACCAAGAGTTACATACGTCCAATTCGGGTCTTTAGGATACCTAAAGTATTGAGCAATCACCCGACCCGCTGTCATATTGGTGCTTGGGAAGACCTGAACTGAAGTCTCCTCAGAGGTGTACGCAGGGTACTCAAGTGTAGGAGCAGTGTAGATGGAGTTGTTGAGCATAGTAATCTTGCTATGCGTCACCTTTTCTGCCTCGTTCTGTTGAGTGTTTGCGCTGAAGATGGTGTAGGGGAAACCTGCTGCGCTAAGGACAGTTCCTGTAACAGTAATCTGTGTGTTCGAATTAACAGATACCACGGTCACGTACTGAACGCCCTGCGTCGCTGTCTCCACTCCTACAATATCTCCGGCTACAATAGTGTCTGACGAAAAAGTAGCTCCACTATCAGTCAAAATGTTGTTGCCCGGCCCCGTAAACCCTGTGGTCGTACCTGAAGTCACGATGCCCTTATACACAAGGAGCTTGTTAACAAGGTAGTAGTCGCTACCTGTGGTGGCTGCTGATGGCATCAGGTACTGCCCTGCTGCGGTTGTATCGAGGTTGAGTCCACGAGTCACAGAAAACAAGTCCATCGACTCCTCGATGCCCTTCGCCAAGTCCGCAATACCCGTGCCTGACTGTCGGGCGTTTTCCTTGTTTATCTGATAGTTGTACTGATAAAAATAACTTTCGAAGATATCTAGCTGTGCCTGCTTTGCAAATAGATTGAAGTCAGCAGGTGAGAGATAACCGTAGTTATTCTTGTTTAGCACAGACAGAACAGATTGTCTGACTGAGTTAATCATTGCCTCGTTTTAGGCAAAGATACGGAATTAAAAAGCAGAGGGCTTTTGGCTTAGGCCCACACAAACATCGCCCTGCTAAAGCCGTCAATAGGAAATCTAAAGTTTACGGTGGCAACAGATTGCTGACCCCTAAGCACAGAAGTCCATGCCTCAACTAGAGCTTGCACGTTATCCTCATCAGCAGTGCCTGCACCTGAACCCGTCTCTGTAAGCACATAAGCAGGTGCATCATTAGTACCTGCCCTATTCAGCAATACCGGGTATGTCACAATAGTGATTTGTGCTGCCCCTGTTCTCGTTATCTCCTTGATAGAATCAACGGGGATGTAGAGGTCAGGGTCACGCCCACTCTGTATTCTAATTAGCCCGTTCATGCTACAAAGATAGCCAAAAAAAAGAGGGGCTATTGCCCCTCTCTTTCTGTAATAGGATAGTCTTACTGACCTGTGATTTGGTATCCGTTCTCCGACAAGTCCCTTACACTGTCTGTATAAGGTGCTGCCTGAAAATCAATCATCTGCGCCATCAAATCAGCGGCTGCTTCGTTTGCGTCTGCTGCAGTAGTAAGTGAGATATTCCAACCCTGAGCACCCTGTTCTGCTTGAGCGTATATGACATTCACTCTAGAAGCAGAGATTACTTTGACGCTAATAACTTGGCTTGCACGAAGAAAAAATCTACGACCTGATGGTGCGGTAAACTTGAGGTATTTTTCGTTTGTAAACATGGCTTAGTCTAAATCAATGCTTGTAATGACACCAAGGTCTTGACGAATAGTTCCATTAAGACCTGCCTTAACCTCCGTTAAAGCCTTTCCACTCTGTACTGCATCAAGGATAAAATCAACAATCGAATTGGCAAAATTAACGTAGTCGTCAACGTCATATCCTGCTCCTCCGCCCGACGTAAATGGTGTAGTGCCATCCGGCCCAACTACAGAAATGGCTAATTGGTTATCAGCCACATCTCCAATCAAGTATACAATGTTGACTGCAACATACGTTGAAGAAAAGACGTTATTTCTCAGTCCGCTGATAGCTACAATCTGCTCGGTTTGACCGGACGTGCTAGTCAACCCCGTGAACTTGATGTATTTGTAATCGCTCATATTCTTGTAATTAAACGATAAAGATAGCTGTTACGGCATAAGGTGGCGCGGGGGCATCTTCAACTTCTCTCCAATTGCCCGCCAAAATCCGCTCCATCTCTCCGACAAACCAATTCTGAAAGGCGTAAGCATTAGGAGCAGCGTCGTGACTGATTCTCAGTCTCAAATCTTCATTGCCTATAATAGGTCTAAAGATGATTGTCATCTGAGTAGTCGAGGCCGTTGAATCTTCAAAGCCCAAAATCTGAGTCACGTCAATTGGAAATTTTTGCCCTGAAGCTCCGTTTGTAAGGGTAAGATACTTTTTCATGACTTAGACGATTGATGTTACTGTATAAGGCGGTGTAGGCTCGGCAGTAACATGCCTCCAATCTGATGCAAGAATGGCTTCCATCTGCTCAACAAACCACACTCTAAAAGCTGTAGGGCTTGGTGCGGTATCGTGAGTGATATCGTACTCTGCAGGCGAATCTGCGCTAGGTGGTTTATACTTAATAGTAAGCACCGTAGTTGTTGAGTTGAATCCTGCAATTTGGTTCAGGGGAATCAGATGCTTTTGACCCGTCGTAGTGTCTGTGATGGTGATAAACTTTTCCATGACCCTTAGTTTACAACTACGTTGGTTACTGTGACAGGAAAGTCCGTGGCCGCTATCTCAAGGTAAGGCTCGGTGTACTTCTGCTGTTGAGCTTTCATAATGAGGTCGGCGACGAAATTGCACATCTCGATATTTTTCGCTTCCGTAGCGTTCTCATGTGTAATAGCAATGTTGTCTCCGCTAAGGTGAGAAGAAAAACACTTTAGCTCCACAAGTGTGTAGTTCGGCCCTGTGCCATCCCTTGCAATTCGTGCTACATTGTAAACAGGCACAATCGACTCAGTGTTAAAGCCTACCGTAAGTCCGGTGATTTTGAGGTACTTCTGCATAATTACGTAATTGTGATTGAGTTAAGCGGTGAAGGGAATCCGTCTGCAGAAACCTCAAGCATAGGCTTTTCGTATGGGAGCTGCAACGCCTCTACAATCTTGTCGGCAAGGAAGGTGGCTTGTTCAGCAAGTTTTTCTGTCGTAGTAGCGTCAGTTTGCAAAATGATTGCATGAGAATCCACGTCAGTATCAAAGTATTTCAAATCAACTGCGGTAAGAGGAGCCACTGTATCAATGGTCATCTTGTATAAATCATTGCATGGAATAATCGTGTTAGTCGTTCCACCAACCCCTGTAACTTTAATGTACTTAGTCATATCCATTATGAGATTGTAGTTACTGCAATAGCAACAGGTGGTTCACACACAAGCACGGGCTTCTTCCAATCAGAAGACAAGCACTTCCTCATCTGCTCCAAGGTATACTGCTGAAACTCGTTAGGAAACCTGTCGGTTCCATGAGTAATGTTCACGTCGGTGTTTAGCTCCGTAGAAAAATACTTAAAATCAGTTCTAGTGGATGATACACCATTAACCAACGAAACGTGATTCAGGTTAATCAGGTGCTCCTGACCTTCAGCGTCTGTAAATTGTAGATACTTCTGCATGATTATGCGTTTGCGGGGTTAACACCTGTAACAGCCACAGGGAAGTCATCTGCCTCAACAGCAAGAAATGGTTCTGTGTAGGGCTGCTCCCACGCCTGAACAATCAAGTTCTTGAGAAAGTTAGCTTGCGCTATACGATTTGCGGAGGTGCCTGCCGCAGCGTGGGTAAATAATGTAACCTCTGATAGGCCACTCTCAGAATCCATGTAGACAATTTTTGTCTCCGTATCCGTTGTGGTAATTCCAAACCTTGGGGATGTGCTGTTGGGCCTAACAATCCCAATGATGTCTCTACAGTTTACTACCTGAACAGCAGCGGGAATTCCTGTAACCTTGATATACTTCTGCATGTAAAAAATTCTGCGTGAGTAAAAAAATATCCCTACAAAGATAGGGCAAAAAAAAGAGGAGCATTTCTGCTCCTCTCTCTTTCCCTGTCGGGTAATAGTGCTTACTCCTCAAGTAGAGCCTCTAGCATCTTCAACGCTTCAATTCCGTCATCGCTCTTAAGGAACGATGCAGCCGCTTGCGTTGGCTCAAGCCCAAATGGGACACTAAGCATCTTCTTCTTGTTGGTCGGTGTGCTAAACCACACCTCCGTGCCTTGGCGACGAGTGCTCAAGAACCCTGCATCGAAGAACCTCCGAACGTTTGAGGAGAACCTCAGCTCAGGGTCTTGGATAAGGTTTAAGAAGCTCTCAGGGTCATTCTTAGCCAACACCAAGACATCACGCTTCAGCTCGGCAGAAGACATACGCTCCGTATTGCGACCGAAGGCCACGCGGACAACGTTTTCGATTTCTTCCAACGAAAGGTTACGTGCCTCGGCAAGGGCATCAGCTTCAAGAGCCAAGTATTCCACCTCTGCTTCTGCATCCTTTTCCTTGTCCACCTCTACGAAAGACTTTCCGAAAAGAGGGTGGACACTCAGGAAGTGCTGAAGCACCTGATTGCTTCGCTCCACATAAAGGAAGCCGTCCTCAAAGATGATAGGTTCAACAATGGCGTTGCCATCCTGCTCGTCCTCATAAGGAGATTGTTGGTTACGCGCATAGCGCAACGCTCTGTTCGTGCCTGTCTCTTCATCGAAGTGCAAGAGTGGCATACGACGTGTGTTGCGGGTGGGCAGCATGTACGAAAGCGGAGCTACCTCCCGCGTCAGCTTGTACGACTTATCGACGTACTGTTCAGTCTTCTTCATTAGATAAAAATTAGATTTGAGAAAAGTAAAGTGGGAAGCGTGTCCTCAAGGACACGCCTCCCCTTTACGGCTTAGGCAATCTTACGCATTGAAGATTACGAAGTTGTTTGCACCGAGGGTGCAGACGCATCTTTCAGAGAGGTAGTTAACCTGCATCTTGTCGATGTCGTTAACCATAGCTCCTCCGGCAGAACCTGTAATCCAAGTCTTGTAGCGACGGTCTTCAGTCTCAGACGCTCTGTAACGAACGTGCAAGAATGGACGCTTCGCGTTCTTACCAAGGATTTGGTCGTACACGGTAGTAGAACCTGCAGGAACGAGAAGACCGTTCACAGCACCGCTGCCTGCCACAGTAGACAGACCACCGCGCATAGTTGGGTCGTTCAGGTATTTCCAATCAGTCTTGTAGAAGTCGTAACCTCTGCGGAAGCCTGAGAAGCCAAGGTTCAAGGCCATCTCTTCGTCGTTGTCGAACAGACCGAATGAAGTACCACCCGCTCCGTAGGAGTTTTGAGCAGCCAACATATCGTCGATGTCGAACGAGAACTGACGGTTGATGAAGAGAACGTTCTCCTCGATAGAACCCTGCTTGTCGAGACGCTGAATCACAGTGTCGAAGTCTGCAAGCACAGTGGGGTTACCACCTGCGTACACGTTACCTCTTTGGTTCACGGTGTAGAAGATACCTTCAGAACCGTTGAGACCTGCGACAGAAGTACCCGGAGCGGCAGTAAGTCCCTGCAAGTAGTCACCTGCACCTGAGCCTGCGTCTGCAGGAACAGCCTCAATCATAGCAGTTTCGAGGTAGTCGTCAAAGCGCAAGCGAGTCTCGTGCTCAGACTTCAAGTACCACAGGTATCCTGTAGCTCCGTTCTCAGTAGTAACCTCAACCCATCCAATCTGAGCCATGTCAGAACCGCTCACCTCGTAGGTATCCTTCAAGATGATAGGCTTGTTTTGGAAGATGAAGTCGTCAGCTTCGAGAGAGCCGTTCATACCTCCTGTTCCTTTGTTGAACTCAGAACCGTAGATGAAGATGGTGCAGTCGTTTCCACCTGCGGTGGTAGCAGCAGCAGAACCTGCCTGCTCATAGATGTTGGCCTTGAAAGTCTTGGCGACAGGGTCAACGTTGCTCACGATAGCTTTGTTAGAGCCTGCACCATTGTTCCAAACAATCATGATAGTTTGGTTGTCACGCAAGGCGATACCCCCTGTAGCAGAAGCGGTAGTTCCACCCGGAGCAATGTTGTCATTAACAATGAAGTCCACAACATCAGTGCCTGCAGCGACAACGCCTGCTGTTCCTACCTGAGTGTACTTGGTGTGCAGTCTGCCCTGCTCTGCCCACTTGACGAGGTCAGAGTTAGAAGGCATCTCAGCACCCACCATACGGAGGAATGAAGAGATGGTTCTGTTGCCGTATCTCTCGAACTCCTTTTCGTAGGTGTCAGGGAGGTACTGATTCAAGAAATCAAAGTCCTTGATGTAGTTTGTTGCGACGGGAATCTGTTGAGCACTCGGTTGGAGGTCAAATCCCGGTGTAGCGGATAGTGCCATTTTTTTCTTAATGTTTTATTTGCGACTCCTAATTTTTAGCCCTCGACCTGAGTCATTGTTCAAGGACTTTATTTGCACTCCTCCCTTACTCGTGACTTCAGGTGCGCTGCGCATAGACATGTCAGTATTCTTCATCTTACGCATCGTACTGTCAGCCTGAACAGATTTGCCTTGCTCGTAAAAGAACTTGGCAAACTTTTCGGGATTCATAGCGATAGCC